GCGGAGGCATCTCCAGCCGCAGGCTCCCGGCCGTAGCCGTGACATTCATGATCCGGGCGGCATAGTCGTTCGTCGCGGATCCGTTGATGGGCCACTGAAGTTGGGTATTGGCGGACAGTGTGATAGCGCGAAACGAAACATCGGTCGGCTGGATCACATTGCCGGTGAATGGCGATATGAAACTCATGAATCCCTCACAACGGTTTGACGGTCACCGACCCGGGCGACATCCTCGGTCTTGAGGACTTCCATGATCTGCGTGTACTGGGTTTGCCACATCCCCATGCGCTCGTCGTTCTTGAGGAACGGCATGGCCTGAAGCAGGGAGCCATACAGCATGGCCTGCGGCGCGTACTCGGTGAACCAATTGGACTGGTTGGACGAATCCAAAGGCTGCACGCGCTCGTAATACAAAACCTCGAAGGTGTAGGCGGCAGCCGGTGTCGGGGCGACCAGCCAGTGGGTGTAGTCGTAGTCGCAGTAGAACTTCGGCACATCCTCTTCGGCCGCCTCTGGCCAGTACTCACGCAGGTACTCGTACTTGCGAAGCAGCACCGGGGTCTTCACGCCGCCGACCGTGACATTCATCGAGACGGTCTTGCGCCAGCGGGCAGGCTTGTCGATTACCGGCTCGCCTTGAACCATGGTGGACTCGACCACAGTCAGGTTGCCGAGGAACTTCAGTTCAGCCGCAATCACCTGCTCCGCGAGCATGATGAACTGCGGAATCTTCTCGATGGTCGCTTGGTCAGTTCGTTCGAGATAGGTCTCGATGTCATTGACCAGCGAGTCGTAGGTCATTACGGCTGCTGCTGGCATCACCACACCTTTTTCTTGATCGATTCGGGCTGCGGGACAAACTGCTTGCCCTGTCGCATTCCTTCTCGTTTGGCTCGCGTGGTCGCCGCGTATTCAGAAGGGGTTAACTTCTCTCGTGCCTTTTTCGGCAGGTATCGCTCGCCGGTTGCTTCAGATCCTTGGGTGGACGGCTTCCCAGACTTTGTGCCCCAGTCCTCTTTCGTCCACTTCGAGAGTGAATTATCCGCGGTCTTGGGGCCTTTGTAACCTCCACCCGAGGCTTTGTACTTCTGAGTGGCCAGTTGCGCCTTGCGGGCGCTCCATTGGCCCGGAGAGCCGCCCTTCCCGCTGGCCTTAACCTGAGAGACGATGCGCTTCCATTTTGAGGGGTTGGATTTGACTGCTGCGCTCATTCAGGCCCCCATGATCGAGATCTCGGCGTCGCGGCGACGAACCAAGCCGGGCAGCACCCGTCCGCCCCCGCGCACCCAGAGTTTCAACTGCTCTTTGGCCCCATCCCAGTCTTGCGCGTTGATCTTGCGCCGCAGAGTCGAGGTTTGGAGCCGCCCCACACCAAGGTTGTACGCAAAGTCCACAATGGCGTTCAATTTGCCCCAGTCGTTGGCGGTCATGGCCAGAGTCAAAAGAATCGGGCACTGGCGGATCGCGCCCGGGGCATAGGTGTGCATGAGTTCGTAGGCCAGCAGGGCGCGAGCGGTCGGCTCGTCCATGGGGGGATCCTCAAGGGTCACCCGGCGGCCGTTGGAGTACACCGTCGATCCATAACCGATGGTGGGAACCCCGGCCGGGCACAGGTAGGGCTTTGAGCGGAATCCCTCAAAGCGCCTGCACAGTTCCTCGGCCAGACTTAGGTTCATGCAAGCCCCCGCTTCGCAAGGGTGCGGTCGAGGAACCAGTAGTTGATCGTGCCGGAGACCAACGCGGTGAAGTCAGCGCTCATCATGGTCATGAAGACCTCTTTGGGAGGAGCGCCAGCCAGCCATGCGTTCCAAGCAAACCAGACATGGATGAATGACCAGATGAAGATCACCCAGTAGGTGACCACGGGACGCACCGAGGCGGAGAGTTTGGCGGCCCAGCCACCTGCGGCCTTGACCATCTCGGCCTGCTGATCGATGGCGGACTTGAAGGCGTCCATGACGCCGGTGTCGATGGCCATGTCGCGCTGCGCCCCGATCTCCTCCAGCCGGATCTGGCCACGGACTTTTTCGAGGTCGCACTGCTTGTCGAACATCGCCAGTTCATGCACGCGCTCGTTTTTCTTGTCAAAGTACTTCAGAACCTCGGGCGCAAGACGAAAAATGCCCCCGAGAAGGGAGCCAAAAATTCCACCACCGAGGATCTCAAACATCAGGAACTCCTTGTCGTGCTGATCTGGTCTCCGCCCTTGGTCACCGTGACCCTGTCACCGTCCACAGAAACGGTCATTGGAGGCTCTTTCTCCGCCAGCCGGTCGAGGCGCTCGATCAGAGACTTGATCACCTCAAATTCGGGCTTTTCCTGCTTCGGATTGGCCCCGGCGATGCCGTTGAGCATAGAAATAAGCGCCGTCAGAGCAGCAGACACCAGCCCGATCACGGCGGCAATCTTGGACTCCTCCAGCATCAGACTGGCTCCAACACCCACCACCACGATGGCGGTGATGTAGGCCAGCCCGTTCTTGCCGATAGCCTTTCCAGCGACCTCTTTTGCGGTGCTCTCCGCCTCCAAGCGGGCCAGTTCAGCCTTCGCTTGTGCTCGGAACATTTCGAGGTCGGTAGGCTCGGTCATTTGTCGGCCTTGTTGTCCAGTTTGTTGAAGATCTGCTTGCAGATGTCCTTCAACTCGTCGATGTCACGGTGGTAGTCCTCTTTCGTGACATAGGTATGTGGCATAGCACGCACATCAGTATCCAAGCGCTCGATGGCCTTCGTGATGTTGTTGAGAACCCAGCCGCCGAAAAAGGCGGCGATCCCCACCACGATGTTGAAGATCGCCTGTGTTTCCATCGTTACTCCGCAGGAGCCTCGTCCTGAACGGGCTTGACTTGCGCCTCAGCCTCTTTCTGGATGCCGTTGATCAAGTTCGCCACTTCGACGAAAGGGCGGCTGCCAAGGTATTGCAGGATTGCGTTGACCAGTTGGGTCGAGAGTTGCACTGTTTCCATCATTTTCTCCGTGTAGTTTTCCGCTGTCAGGGCCAGCGGTATGCCCTTCCATCATTATGCTGCGGCTCGACGCAAAGGCTCAAGGTTTTCGGTCGTCCAGAAGTCCTTGGCCAGCATGATCTTCAGGTGCTCCTTGTTGCGGGACACCGTATCAGCCCAGTCGGCATCTTCCATGCCTTCAGGCTTGCCAGCGTTGATCAGGTTCACCGAGTCCATTGCGGCGCTGTAGTGGCGTGCGATCTCTTCGGTGGTGGGCTTTTCTTGTTCAGTCATGGTTTAGGCTCCTTGAGTTGGGGGATTCGGGTCATACGGCTGGGGCGATGGCTGGCTCCAAGCGTATGTGGCGATGTTGGCGTAATACGCCTCATCCAGCACCGTGGATGCCTGCGGGTCGTTGGGCACAAGGACGCAACGCCAGTAGGTGCTGGAAATGACAGTTGCCACGCCATCAACCGTTTTGATGACATCGGTGGTCTTGCGAACTCCAATGCACCCGTTGGGCTGGATGTCGAACTGAGAGATGTATGTTACTTCTTCAAATTGAGCCATGATGGGCCTCCATAAATTTAGCCGCCTTGCGCTTGTTTTCGCTTGACGGAATGACTCTTAGATTGGCCGGAACATGAAGCCCCGACACCGTTTTACCTTTCAGCGGCACGATATGGTCAACATCGTACTGAATACCTGTCTCTGCGCTTAGACGCTGTGCTTCAGCATAGAAGGCTATGATTGCCGTTTTGTCTGCCCACACAGGGGTTGCCTGCCTGCACCGCAGTTCACGAGCCGTTGTGGTTGCCAGTTTGCGGTGGCGGTTTGAGGCATACCATTCCTTGCTGTTGGCAAGATGCTGATCTTTGTTGCGCTCGTACCATGACCGAGTGAGTTCACCGTGGCGGTCTTTGTTCTTGGCAAGCCAGTTGCGGTTGTGTTCCAGACGACAAACCTTGCACCAAGCCTCGTGGCCATCAGGCGCACGAGAACGCTTGTAGAAGCCGTCAAACGGCTTCGTGGATTGACATTTGGTGCAGGTTTTCATCAGTCGTTTGCAAAGTAAGTACCTGTTATGACAATAATGTCACCGGCAGCAATAACAAAAGTTGACGAGGTAGCAACAGACCAGTTTGCGTTATCAAACGAATACAAAACTTTTAGAACACTAGAACTTGTTGTTGGGATGTACGCATACATATTGTATGCGGTGGCATCAAAATCCACGCCCTGAGTTTGAATTACAAATCTGACCTGATTTACATCTGTTGAAGATGATGAAAATGGCAGCCCACCAATTTCAAAATCTCCAGAACCTGTTGAAGTGACTGTGTTTAATACAATAGATATGCCAAAATGAACTGCCCTTCCAATTTTGGTGTAGTTACCGGCTTGCTGTGAGTAAGTCACATTTGCCGAAGCGGTTGAAATTGTTGGAGTAAACGAACCTTGCTCATAGTCATCCAGCGTGTTGGCGTTGGACGATGCGGATTGGGTGGCGGGGAACGCAACATCC